ACAAGTTGTGGAGCATCACTTAGTATTTCTACTGAGTGCTTGTTCATAACTGTGATCTTTTTAAGAGTTGCTTTGAATTCTTGGAAACTCCAGTCCTTTTCAGGAATTGTTGCCAATTCAGCTGTAGGAAGTGGAGCCCCTGACTCTGTTACTACTTCCACGTATGAAAGTGAGTCTGATGTCATGTTTGGAGTGACATCTGCGATACTTTCGATGAATACAGAACGTACAGGATCACGAGTGATTTCTGGTACGATTTCTGGCTGTATTACATCATCAGTTAAGCTATTAAGCTCACTGACACTCTTTATTTCAAAAGAGAAGTTTCCACGTTGTTTTGCCTTAAGATCGGCTAGGCCTTTCTTAACTGCATCAACATCGAAAGAAGCTGTAACCTCTTTCTGTGCGACCTTAGTATGCTTTTCAGCAGACTTTGAGATACCCTTGAAAAGAGCATCAATAGCCTCAAGAGCCTTCATTTGACTTTCGCCAAGACCCTTTTCAGCTTTTGCTAAGATAGCATCTTTTGCCTTACTTAGCGCTTTTGCTACTTCTTCAGTAGCTTCGTCTCCTGATACTTCTTCGGCAGTTGTATCAGTTTCAGGCTTCTCTTCAAATTCGCCATCAGCGTTTTTCAAGAGCATACCTTTTTCATCGCAGTAAAAACTCTTGCCTGCGATTACAATAAACTTTTTTTTCATATAATGTTATGAATAAAGTTACTAATAATTTTTGGCTGCTCCCATTGCAGGGGTAAGAGTTTTATAGCAGACTTCACGAACATATTTTATTTTTAGATTACATTCTCCTTAAAGCTTTGTTTAGATTTTCTCTAGCCTTTAGTATTGAAATTATTGTATTCTTCTCTGAGATATTTTTTATCTTTTCATCAAGAGCTTTCTTAGCATCTATAACTGACTCTTTAGCTTCTTCAATATCGTCTTTAGATTTTACAAGAGCTTGTCTATTTGAGCCAACACCTACGAGAGAACATTCTAGCAATTCACAGTCATACAAAATGAAAGCATCGCGAACTTCGTCATAATCTACTCTGTGAGGAATAAAACCTACTGAGACAGCTGACATATCTCCCTTAACGACGTGAGTAAATGCTCGAGCTGCATCTTCAAATTCTGTACGAAATTCTGCTGTACCTACTAGCATCTTCTTACCATCTCCATCAGTTTCAAAATGTGTCTCTATCCATTTACCAATAGGAAAATTGTAGCTTTCATGCTGTAAGAAAAACATAGGAGAAACTTTAAAGAATTCGAGCATCCAGGAGTCTTGATCTATAATGTCGCCATGACGATCTACATTCTCAGTAGACATTACGAAAGTAGCAGTCTTTTTTTCTTCATCAATAGAAATTGCTTTATGAGATACTTGTACCTCAATTTTTGCCCCCACCATTCCGAGAGCTTTTTCTCTTTTAATTTCTACTAAACTTTTGGCTTTATTCATATATGATTATTATATTACTATTAAGCTTGTAAAGCAATTACACTGCTGGGCCTAAAGCACATCGGCAGTTAATTGATGACTGACCTGGATAACTTTCTCCATTTGCAAATACTCCATCTGTAGGGATAGCACCTTGATCTTGATTTCTTGCATGCTCATCTCTTACTTTGCTATCATTTGCAGTTAGCCAAACTTTCCCGGTAACTATAGCACTCTGATGATAAGCTTCATTAGTTGCTTCAGACACAAGTCTGCCTGTCTCTGTACGAGCTATAGTTTTAGCTCTAGCGACACTCATATTATCAAAGTATTCTCTAAGCTTTCTACCCATTACATCTACACCATCACCATTAGCCATAGCTTCTGCGATGATAGACTTAAGCTCATCAAAATCAGTATTTAACATAGAGCCTATAAAGAACTCTGCTCTTTGATCTAATTTCTTAATCATATCTTCAGTGGTATGAAATTGCTCTGATGCTTTTGTACTGAAGCCAGAAGCTACATTGTCTAGAGTTTCTTGTCCTGACTTATTGAATATGTTTTGCATTAAAGGCTTAAAGATTTTAGATGCTTCTTGCATTTCTGTAGCTACATCAAAAATAGAAGTAACACTCATACCAAACTTCTCTAGATGAGATAAAATTCTTTTCTCAAAATCTTTGTTATAAACATCTATAGTATTCTTAAAGACCTTAGCTTTGTTATCGATATTTTTATTGAAAGCTTTTATGTATCTTTCCTTATCATCTTCATTAGCAAAAACTTCATTTCTAGAACGTTTGACACTTTTCTCCGCCTGAAGCAAATTTGTTAATTCTTTAACAGCTACAAACTTCTTCACTAAGATAGGGCGCTTCTTCAAAAGTGTTTTTGCATAATTTTTTCTCTTATTATATTTCATTGACATGGTGATAGTAGGCAAAGAATTGTCAGGAGAAAAGATGTCTCCCTCAGGATCAGCTTGATAGCCCATTAAGTCACGAGCTTCATTTATTTTTATGATACCTGCTTTCTTTAATTCAGTTGCTTCTTTCAATAAAATTTCTCTATCTTCATTTACTGAAGACTCGTAAGTAACAAATCTATTCTGATCCATGTCATTCAAGAATTTATTATTTATCACATCTATGAAAGTATCTAGTATAGGTTCTACTGCTTCTTTAATATAATTTATTCTCGCAGTCTTTGAGTTTGCTAAATTCACATCATCAGAAGTAAACATAGCTTTTGGAATATGTAGAGTTGCAAGAATATCATCTCTCAAAGCTTTCTGAGTTTCTATAAAATTCATTTCCTTAGGCCCACCACCCAAAACATTCATTGACATTTTTCCACCACCAAAGATACCAAGCTGAGAGCCTTTGTCAGCTCCGAATTTCTTTTGCCATTTTGCTTGGGCGTCATCTATAGCTTCATCTGTAATATCTGCTTCAGTAAGAATAACTACATCAGGGCGACCTTGATTTTTGAAAGTATTAGCTTGGTGTTTAGATGCTTCTCTTTCTGTGACTATTCTAGAAGAAGCTGGGCGAATAACACCGATACCACGAATAGAATTTAGTGGATCGATATTTTTAATATGTAATACATCTTCTTTAGCTATCTTAAGTATCTTTCCATTTGACTGAGTAAACTCGTAACCGATAATATCCATACCATCTTCAGAGATTAAAATTCTCACATGATCTGGGCGCATATTTGCCATAGCTGTAGGTACTGCTCCTGGTGTCTCTCTCTGTAGATACCAAAATGCTTCTCCGGCGAGAAGATAGTAAGCGATAGATAATTTCCAAAACTCTTTTTGAGTTTGCATATTGTTAGGGCGTTCTAGTAAATCTAGAAAAGGATCATCAAAGATTTCTTTTGTATCTCCATCAGTATTTATTATCTGATACATTTGCAAGGGGATAGATGAGACACTATCGCGTATCATAGAGACTCCTATAAATAAATATAGACTCTCTTTAAATGTTCTGAGATTATAGCTATCAAATAAATCTTCTAGCCCACCACTAAAGCCTGAATTGTTAGGAAGAGTAAGAAAGCTTACTGACTTCTTAACTGTGTTAAAGACTCTTTGGAAAAAGTTTTGTTTCTTCATATTGTATATTATATTACATTTATAAAATTATCCAAACTTAATACCACCAGCACTCTTCTTAATTATGCCTAAAACTAGATAGGCAAAAGCATCGGCTAAGTCGTCGTGATCTTCGATGCCATAGCCAAGTAAATTGTTAATAACATTCTCAGCTCCCTCTTTTGGAAAGAGTACTCTACCCTGTTTGATATAAAAACAAGCTGCTTTAATTCTAGAAGTCTTATCTCCTGAAGCCTGCATAGGTACGACATCGAGACCATTGTCTTTTAATATCTCGATAGCTGCTTCCTGGTAGTTTACTTTTTCTGGGTAGAACTTTGTACCTAGTGGCATAACTTCGTTTACCTCTACTGCCTTTGTGATAGTCTCTTTAAAATTCATTCTCTGCTCTACGTTGTTTTTCATTACTAAGAGCTTTCTTTCTCCCTCATCATTTTTAATATCCATACCTTTACACATAGCTGTAAAGTCAGCTGTCTCTTTCTTCGATATAGCAAAGTCTACACCTACCCCAGAGCATACCGGCTTCTTTTGTAGCCACTCATCAGGATAGTATTGAATATCTGAAAGTTGCAATACCATATCCTCTTCATCTGCATCTTTGAGAAGATACTCTCTAGCCCAGATGACATGACCTAAGCCCTCACCAGCCATTAAGACCTCTTTCTTTTTCTCTTCGATGTCTTCCATAGTAGGATAGAGAGCTTTCCAGGTTATCTCTCCTTTCTCATCTAGCAAAGGAAAGCGAAAAGATTTTACCTTTTCATTCTTTCCAAAGTGAACTACAAGACAGTCTCTATGTACGAAGTTACCGAGCATTACTACTTTTGTATCAGTAGAAAGTACTCCTTGTTTTGTAGCTTGTAAGACTTCAGCATAAAACCACTTTCTAGTCTCTGCTCTCTTCTCTGCTGTATCTGAAGTTTTAATATCTTCTAAGTCATCACAAATAATTAAAT